TGGTCGGCGGCGTTGACACCCTGTTCAAAGACTCATCGCAGGAGATCCAACGGTACGCCGCCAATGCATACAAAACGGCCGGTCTTTCCGCCAACGAGTACATGGAAACCGTGACGGGCTTTTCTGCGAGCCTCATTTCCTCCCTCGGCGGAGACACGGAGAAAGCCGCCGAGTATGCGAACATGGCAATTACGGATATGTCCGATAACGCCAACAAAATGGGCTCGGACATGGCCTCCATTCAGAACGCATACTCCGGCTTTGCAAAGCAGAACTATACAATGCTCGATAACCTCAAGCTCGGGTATGGCGGTACGAAAGAGGAAATGCAAAGGCTCCTCGAGGACGCGGAGAAGCTCTCCGGCGTAAAGTACGATATTTCGAGCTACTCGGACATTATCGACGCTATTCACGTTATCCAGACGGAAATGGACATTACGGGGACGACGGCGAAAGAGGCGGAGGCGACTATCTCCGGCTCTATCGGGATGCTGAAATCCTCGTTTCAAAACCTCATTACCGGCCTCGGCGACGCAGACGCAGACATAGACAAGCTATGCGATAACGTCGTAAACTCCTTTAATTCGGTCGTCAAGAACATTACGCCGGTCGTTAGAAACCTCGCAAAAACCGTCCCGAACGCATTAGAGGGCATCCTCGACGCTATCGCGCCTCTCCTGCCGGAACTCCTCGAAATGGGAGTCGGGCTCTTTGAGGCGCTCTTGAGCGGGTTTACATCGGTGCTCCCGGAGCTTATGAACACGGCGGCCTCGCTCGTGACAACGCTCGTACAAGGCATTATCGAGGCTTTGCCGCTCGTCGTAGAGGCGGCGGCACAGTTCATTACAACGCTCGTGCAGGGTATCGCGGAGGCACTACCGACGCTCATTCCGGCGGCGGTGGAGACGGTGACGACCATTGTATCGACGCTTATCGAGAATATACCCTTGCTTATCGACGCGGCGCTCCAACTCATGCAGGGGCTCGCGGAGGGCGTTCTCGAGGCTATTCCGGTACTCCTCGAGGCTTTGCCGGAGCTTATCGAGAGCCTCGTAACGACGCTCCTCGACGCTATCCCGCAAATCATCGAGACGGGAGTCGAGCTTTTAACCGCCCTTGTGGAAAACCTCCCGGAAATCATTACGACGATATGCGAGGTTTTGCCGCAAATCATCGAGAGCACGATTACAACGCTCCTCGACCATTTGCCGGAAATCGTAGAGGCGGGCGTAAAGCTCTTGACGGCGCTTATTACCAACCTCCCGCAAATCATTTTGACGATAGTACAGGCGCTCCCGCAAATTATCACGGCGGTAATTAACGCCCTCGTGAACAATATACCGAAAATCATCGAGACGGGCGTAAAGCTCTTGACTGCCCTCATTACCAACCTCCCGCAGATTATCGCCGAAATCGTCCGCGCTATGCCGCAGATTATTACCGGCATCGTGAGCGCGCTCGGCGAGGGCGTGTCGCAGGTCGCGGAGGTCGGCGCAAACCTCGTCCGGGGCTTGTGGCAAGGCATCCAGTCGCTCGCCGGGTGGCTATGGGATAAAGTGTCCGGGTGGATTTCCTCCATTTGGGACGGCATTACGGACTTTTTCGGCATCCACTCCCCGAGCACAAAAATGGCGTGGGTGTCCGAAATGAACGTCGAGGGCGCAGTCGTCGGCATTGAGAAGAACAAGAGCAAGGCCGTAAAAGCCTATGGAGCTATGGGCGAGGAAATGCTCGCCGAGGTAGACTCCGGGCTCGCGGCGGTAAACGACAAGCTCAAAAGCTCTATCGGGGAAATCGAAACGGGCTTTTCCGCAAAGGCGACCGTCGAGGCCGTCTCCGCATCCGTCCCGGCGGACTTGACCGGGCGCGGCGGCGGTGCGACGGCCTCCGGCGGCGGAGATACAAACGTCGTAAATCATTTTCATATCGCGGAGCTCGTCGTCCGTGAGGAGGCGGACGTAAAGAAGATTTCCCGCGAGCTCTACAATATGCAGAAATCGAAATCGCGGAGCAAGGGGGTATCTATGGCGTGAGCATGGGTTTTATTTTCGACAACAAGCATAGCGGGGATATGGGAGTCGTGTTCAAATCCACAGACCGAACACTCCTCCCTGCGAAACGGGTAACGCAATACACGATACCCGGCAAGAGCGGCACATACGACATAGAGGACGGTTACGAAAACCGCGAAATCGTATGCACGGTCGCTTTCGTCGGCGAGGGCTACCATTACGCGGGCGTGAGAACGCGAGCGCGCGCCGTGGCGGAATGGCTCTCCGGCGAGGGCTTGCTCGTATTTGACGACGAGCCCGAAAAGGCGTACTCCGCAAAGGTCGTCGGCGGTATCTCTATCGAGCAAATCGCCGTTACGGGAACGTGCGAGGTACGTTTCTTGTGTAAGCCGTTCGCCGAGTCCTTGCGCTACAATCAGCAGGACGTGAAATCCGTCTCTCTGCCTCACACGGAGGCGGTCAACGTCCGAGGGACGCAGGAAACGGACGGCTTAATCTATATCACGGCGCGCGGTAATATCCAAACGCTGACGATAACACGGCTCAAGGTAAATTAAAAAATTAGGAGGTTTCTACTATGAGCGCATTATCTAACGTCCACGCATCCACTCTCTTGAATACGTCCTTGCGGAGCGGGACGTACTATCTCGCCCTTTTCCTCACCGACCCGACGGCGAGCGGAACGGGTACGGAGGTATCCGGCGGCGGATACGCGAGAAAGATTATCAACTTTAGCGCGCCGTCCCTCGTGTCCGGCAAAGAACAGGTTTCCAACTCCGCGCCCGTTGACTTCGGCACTCTGACGGCAGACCTCGGCACGGTGGCCTATTGGGGCATCTATGACGCGCTGACGGCGGGCAATTTGCTTTGGTACGGCTCCTTTACCCGGAGCAAGAACGTACTCAACGGCGACGCTATCACGGTATCGGCGGGGGCTATCGTTTGCACTTTGGCATAACGAGGAGGCGAGCAAATGTATAACCGCACTCCGTACAATAAGACGACGTACAACCGAACAACGTCCATTGTGTTCGAGTGGCTCGCTACGGCGAACGCGGAGACGGATACCTCGGCGACGCTGAAAATTATTCGATACCTCGACGGCTCGGCGGCGCCGGTCGCTACCGCGTCCGGCGTGTTCGTCCGCGTCCTCCTCCCCTCCGCGCTTGCGGAGGCGGAGGCCGGGAGCGTCGGCGACTATATCCGCACTCTCTTTTTCTCCGCGCTTGCGGAGGCCGTAGCAACGGCGAGCGGTACGGGCGTTTCGACCTACGGCTCCGTCACTATGGTAATTGAGGGCGTGAACATGGTCGCCGGAGACGAGCTTATTATCGACACGGAGCACATGACCGTAACGCTCAACGGCGCGAACATCATCGACCGCGTGAGCGACGATAGCGCATTTTTCAAGCTCCAACCGGGCGAGAACGATATTATCGTCGAGGGCGGCACGACCGCAGACGTTAAAATCTTGTGGAAAGATAGGTGGTTATAATGGCAAAGCCGCAGATTTTCAACCGCGATATGAAGCGGCTCGCCTACCTCGACAACGCGCTCGCCGTCGGCTACGGCCTCGAGACTAATTCCCTATGGACGGCGACCTTTACGCTCCCGGCGGACGACCCGAAAAACGCCTATTGTACGCCGCTGAACTTCGTCGAGATTTTCGACGGAGACGAGCGTATCGACCTTTTCCGCATCATCGGGGAGGATATGGAGCGGAGCAACGGCGCGACTCGCTATTATGATTGCGAGCACGTCCTCGCTACGCTCCTCTCCGACGTTCTCTTTCAGTATCATCAATGCGGCGGCTCCGGCGTAAAGACTGCCGACGTTCTCAATTACATTCTCGCCCGGCAGACCCGGCAAAACTGGAAACTCGGGGCTTGCGATTTCAAACGCTATTTTGAATATAATTGGGAAAACTCGACGCTCCTCGCGGCGCTCTTTGCCGTGCCGGAGTGCTTCGATAGTGAATACCTTTGGTCGTGGGATACGACCGTCTATCCGTGGACGCTCTCGCTCACCGTGCCGACGGAGGCGCTCAAAAGCGAAATCCGATACGCAAAGAATATGACGAACATCAAAAAGACGACGGACGCGACCAGTATCGCAAACCGCGTCTATGCGCTCGGATACGGCGAGGGTGTAAACCAACTGACGATAGAGTCGGCGAACGGCGGCGTTCCGTACGTCGAGGACGCTTTAAGCATCGAGCGATACGGCTTGTGTTCGACTATCCTCGTAGACTCGCGGTATCAAGTGGCGGAAAACCTCAAGGCATACGCCGAGCAGATACTCGCCGGGCTCAAGGAGCCGTATGTGAGCTATGAAATCGGCGCTATCGACCTCCATCGGCTGACCGGCGACAAGTTCTCAAAGTTCCGCCCGGGCGAAATCGTCCGCGTCGTGGACGAGGCCGACGGAATTAACCTCCGTACCCGCATCGTCCGCGTTGAGAAAGCGGATGCAGAGGGCGACCCGGGAAACGTCACGGTAACGATTGCCAACAAGACGCAGGATATAGCGGGCAGTATTTCCGACTTGCAGAGCCGCGCCCTCATTTCCGAGACATACGCACAGGGCGCGACCAACCAACAAATCTATAATTTCTCGGATAACGCCGACGCAACGCATCCGGCGAAACTGCAACTCTATATCTCCGACTCGGTGGTACGCATTAACAAAATGCTCCTCAATATCGAGTTCGAGGCGTTCCGGGCGTATGAGAAAGCTATCGGCGGCGGCGGTGGACAAACGACCTCCTCCGGCGGCGGGCAGACCTCCGGCGGAACGGCGCTCGAGTCCTCGAACGTGCTCCCGAGTGAGACGAACGGACAGGCCGTGCATAACCACGGCATTTCTCAACACGCCCGCCTTGCAACGACCAGCGACGGGAAAACCGTTGACGGATACGAGACGTTCATTTGGTCGGGCGCGCATACGCATCCGTCGCACACACACAGGATTTCCGCACATACACACGAGGTCTACGACCATACGCACACGGTAAGGGCGCACACGCATACGGTGAAAGACCATACCCACACCGTAAAAGACCATACCCACGCTATCGAGTTCGGCATCTACGAGGGACAACGCGCCTCGAAAGCGACTATCAAGGTAGACGGCAAAGAGATACCCGCGCCGTCCTCGTATAGCAATATCGACATTGTGAAGTATCTCGCCACGGACTCGAGCGGGAAGATACGCCGTAACTCGTGGCACTCGATAGAGATACTCCCCGATAACATGAGTCGTATCGTGGGCGCGGTATTCGCTCAAACATTCTGTAATTCTCGCGGCGGCGGGGACTACTAAAAGGAGGAAAGAATATGTCCGAATTAGTGACAATGTACCCGGCGCAAGCCAACTCCCCGGAGACTTCGCTCTCCGGCGCGCTGACGGCGGCGGGTACGACCGTAAACGTCGTTGACGGGACAATGCTGCCGGATGCGCCGAACTTGCTGACAATCGGTGCAGACGGGTCTACGGCGGAAACTGTGCTGATGACCGAAAAGAGCGGGAACGTGCTGACCGTTGTACGCGGGCAGGACGGCACGACCGCGCGGGCGTGGTCTGCGGGCGACGTTATCGGCAGATATTTCACGGCGGCAGATCAGAAAGCAATGCAGGACAACATTACAGCCCTGAACAACGGAAAAACGGAAAAGGTCACATCCCCGGTTTCCGGCAACCTCGTCGCGTTCGACGGCACGACCGGCAAGCAAAAAGACAGCGGCAAAAAGCCGGGAGATTTCGCCGCTGCCAGCCACACGCACAGCGGGTACGTCGAAAAGGTTTCGTCCCCGGTTTCCGGCAACCTCGTCGCGTTCGACGGCACGACCGGCAAGCAGAAGGACAGCGGAAAAAAGCCGGGAGATTTTGCCGCTGCCAGCCATTCACACAGCGGATATGCGCAGGCGCTTATTTTCCAGAATGTCAGCGTTGCAGCGTCCGCGTGGAGAAGCGACAGCACGTATGCAGCGTACCCGTACGCGGCGACACTGACGCTGACGGGCGTGACCGCAAGCCACGTGCCGGAGGTCACGTTCGGGGCAGCGGAAGCCGCATCCGGCATCTACGCGCCCGTCGCGCTGTCCGGCAGCGGAACGGTCAAAATCTACGCCGCGTCGAAACCGGCGGCGGCGATCACGCTGCAATCTATTTTGTGCATTAAGGCGGTGTAAAACATGATCGGAAAAACAAACGCATTATCGGCGGCGGGGGTGGAATTATCCCTCGTCGTTTCTGTTACATCCGGCGCGGCAGTAACCGCGACGAAAAGCGGCAAGACCGTCACAGGCACGGCGGCGGGCGGCTCTTGTGTTCTGAAACTGCCGGAGGCGGGTACGTGGAGCGTGTCGGCAACGCTGAACGGGCAGACTTCCAACACGCAGAGCGTGTCCGTAAAAGACAGCTACGCCGTGTCCCTGACGTTCTTTAGCGCGACGATCACGGTAACGGTCGATTCCGGCGCATCCGTCGCGTTGAAAAAGGACGGCACGACAGTCCAGACAAAGACCAGCACGGGGACGGCGGTATTTACCGTAACGGAAACCGGCACATATACAATCGTCGCCACAAAGAGCGGGCAGAGCGTCAGCGGCACGGTCAACGTCGTATCCAGCACGACCACGTACGCGCTGACCCTCTCTTTTGTTTCGTCTACGCTGAACAATAACGAATGGAGCGTCATCAAGTCCGTATCTGATGCAGGACAGGGCGCGTCCTATTGGAGCATTGGCGACCGCAAAGCGATCACGCTGAGCGGCACGGTTGGGGCGCTGACGTTATCCAACGTCACGACGTATGTGTTCATCATCGGATTCAATCACAATTCCGGCGTCGAAGGAACAAACCGCATTCATTTCCAGTTAGGCAAAACGGCGCTGTCCGGCGGCACAGACGTTGCGCTATGCGACAGCTATTACAACAATACCGGCGGCGGATTCCGCATGAATACCAGCAACTCAAACTCCGGCGGTTGGGAATCATCAAATATGCGAACGGCAATTTGCGGTACAAGCCTGTCAAGCTATTCCGGCACGATCATTGCGGTCATCCCGGCAGCGCTCCGCGCGGTGCTGAAATCCGTGACGAAGTACACAAACAACACAGGCAACAGCAGCGCCGCAAGCGCGGTGACGGCGACCACAGATTACTTTTTCCTGTTATCGGAATACGAAGTATTCGGGTCTACCACTTACGCAAACAGCAACGAAGCCAGCAAACAGGCGCAGTATTCGTATTACAGCGCCGGAAACAGCAAGGTCAAATACAATCACAGCGCGACAAGCACAGCCGTTTTTTGGTGGCTCCGTTCCCCGTGTGCCAGCAATTCCACGTATTTCGTGCTTGTGGGTACTGACGGCGCGGTCTACTACTACTACGCGGACTACTCGCGTGGCTTTGCCCCCGGCTTTTGTGTATAATTCGGAATTCAAGCCTTGCGCCCTCAATGGGCGCACAGGCGGCAGGAGGTCACGAAATGTCAGTACCGAAGTCACGACGCGGAGAAAGCCCGGCGGAGTATATCAACCTCGCCCGCGAAATCTACGTTTTCACGTACAACCGCGTCAGAATCTTACCGAAAAGCTACACGTTCTATTTCTCGCTGCCGCTTTACAATGCGGCGCGCGAGGCGTACCGGCTTATCAAGACGGCAAATCTGATTTACATTCACAACGATGCAGACAAGCAGAACCGCAAGGAATTGTACGAACGGGCGCAAGGCTATTACAATTCCATGCTGGACGTGCTTGACCTTGCGTATATGAATGTCAACCATGAAAAATTGCCGTCGAACGTCCTGAAAGAATGGGTCAAGCTGATAACCGACGAACTCGCACAAATATCAAAGATCAAGCGGAGCGACAAAGCGCGATAGCGCGCCGCCCTGCATGATTTGGGTTATATTCCGTACAGCCGTTAATTGGTGGCTCCGTTCCCCGAATGCCAGCAATTCCACGAATTTCGTGAATGTGAATACTGACGGCACGGTCAACAACAACAACGCGAACTACTCGAATGGCTTTGCCCCCGGATTTTGTATGGACATAGGGCAGACCGATTAGCCGACAGGCAAAAGCAGTCCCTATACAAAAGGGGAATATAACCCCTCTGACGGCATCCGCCGCCGGACAAACATATACCACGATACGGAAAGCCGGACGCTACTTGCATGGACGTGGGGCGCGCGTTCCCCGCGTTTTCATGGCTACGCCGTTACGCATTTTAGACAGCGCGACAAGAAAGAAATGTACGAGGTATCATTTTCCCATGAACAGCACAGAAAGGCACGAAGCGCGGTATCAGCGGCGCAAAGCCACGCGCATAGAGAAGAAAGCAAAAGCGTTGAAAGAATTCGGGGATTTCGGCGCGGTGTTTTCTTTTGACCATCTTTACGCATCATACCGCGCGTCTATCAAGGGCGTTGGGTGGAAAGCAAGCACACAGCGTTATAAATCGTCTGCCCTCGCCCACATCGCAAAGACGCAGGAAGAATTACTGACCGGAAAATATCGGTCGCGTGGATTTTACGAATTTGATCTTGTAGAACGGGGCAAGCCGCGCCACATCCGAAGCGTTCACATTTCCGAACGTGTCGTACAGCGCTGCTTATGCGATTACTGCCTCGTCCCTGCATTATCAAAGTCGTTTATCTACGACAATGGCGCAAGCCTGCCCGGAAAAGGCTATGACTTCGCCGTATCCCGCGTGACGCGGTTTCTTGCAGATCATTACCGCCGGTACGGAAACGAGGGCTATGCCCTGATTTTCGATTTCTCAAAGTATTTCGACACAGCGCATCACGAACCGATATTTGAACAATTCCGGCGCAGCGGAATCGACGGAAACCTCGTCCGCTTGTCGGAATATTTTATTTCCAACTTCGGGGACGTGGGGTTAGGGCTTGGCAGTCAGGTTTCACAGATTGCCGCGCTTGCCTTGCCGAACAAGATCGACCATTTCATAAAAGACGTTCTGCGCATGAAACAGTACGTCCGATACATGGATGACGGTTGCATTATCGACCGTTCAAAGAAGCGGCTCGAAAACTGCCTGCATCATTTGCGGCGGCTCTGCGCCGCGCACGGTATCCGCCTGAACGAAAAGAAAACGCAGATCATCAAATTGACGCGCGGATTCTCTTTTGTAAAAGTCCGTTTTCGATACGGAAGAACCGGCAAGATCGTCCGCAAAGCGACGTATCAGGGCGTTCGGCACATGATGCAGAAATTGAAGATTTTCCGAAGATGGGTAGACCGGGGCAAGATGGCAGCGGCGGACGTAGCAGCTTCCGTCACATCATGGCTCGGTCACATGAGAAGATTTCACTCCTACTTTGCCGTACAAAAGGTATTGCGGCAGTACAATCAACTGTTTCCGGGAGGTACGTATGGACTACATCACTTACAAACGGTATAAGGGCAGCGGAATCGGCGGCTATTTCAACCTCCGCCACGGCACAAAGGTAACGGAAAACGGCGGATTCCTTCACGCCCCGGACGGGCGCGGTATCTGCGCCGTGACCAGCGAGGACGGCTGGGAACATTTCAGACCAGACACGCCGGAGGGCGCATACCGGCAAAAGCTGCTTGACAAGCTGTACCGATTCTATATCAGCGGCAAGGGCGACGCAGCGGCGGATTTTACCGCCGAACGCTTCCCGGACGCTGATAATTATTACTGGAAAAACCTCTTGCGCACAATGCCAACGCCGAAGCTGACGGCGTTTTATTCTGCGCGGCTCGGACAGCCGCCGAAAATGGAGGGATAACCTATGTATCAAATCAAACAGAACGGCAGCGTCATCGGTTATTCGGATGACGTTATTTTTGTCCGCCTGCATGAAAACGGGTGCTATGTCCCGTGTGAGCGGGCGCAGGCAGGCGGCTTTTGTGTGAAAGTCCCGGTTGACTACACAGAAGAAAACGGGGAAACGAAAACACGCCTTGAAGATTTCGTGTATAAGTTTTCTGACGATGATCTACTCGGAATCGAACCGACGGCGACCGTGGAGCAATTCAGCGGCGCGTTGATGATTGCCGAAGCCGATAAAGTCGTTGACATTCTGGTAGGGGGTGCAGACGAATGATTACTGTCCAGCGGGCGCGGGAACTGCGCGCAATGATCGAAAAGGCGGCGGGCGCGGGACTTGACAACAAAGACGGTTCGACCGCCGTAGAACTGTTTCCGACGCTGACCGGCGGCGGGGCGCTTGTGAAGTCCGGCACGCGCATCAACTGGAAAGGCGCGTTGAAGCGCGCGACAGTCGATTTGTGGGACACGGCGGAAAACACGCCGGAAGCCGCGCCGAACTTGTGGGAAGACGTGCTGTATAAAAACGGCGTGCGGGTTATTCCGTCACCCATTACGGCGGGGCTTGCGTTTTCAAAGGGTGAACGCGGCTATTGGGGCGACGTGCTTTACGAATCGCTGCTTGACAGCAACACATGGACTCCCGAAGAATACCCCGCCGGATGGCAGGAGGTCACGGCATGACCCGCGCAACCTACACCGCCGCAAAGGGCGGCAAGGTTATTGCGCAGCGCGACGCGCTGATATGGGTGCGGCTGACCGCGCCCGGTATGTATGCCGTCTGCGGAGAAGCGGACGGCGAGGGCGTTCTGATTGACGGAACGATTTACCACGTGCGCGGTTGTCCCATTTTGCCGGGGAAAGAAACCGTGACGCTTGACTACATCGAACAATAACGGAGGGTGCATTATGAATTGGAGCGTGATTATCGGCATTTTTGGAACGCTTGCGGGGTTTGCGCTGTCATATCTTGCGTTTGCGAGGAACAGCAAAAAAGACAGCGCCGACGCGGGCAAGGAGTCCGGGACGGTGCTGACCGAAATCGGCTATATCAAGGCAAACACGGATGACATTAAGCGCAAGCAGGAAAAACAGGACGAAACGCTTGTGAAGATGACAGAACGTGTTGTGAAGCTGGAGGGCGACAGCGCCCGCACGAACAAGCGGCTTGAAATTCTGGAGTCCCACGATTACGGGGGCAGCAAATGACCAGAAAGCGCGCCCTACGGCGCATGAAGATCAAAGCAGCGTTTGCCGCAGCATGGGAGTTTGTAAAAGGCTATCTGTCATTCAGCAAACTTCTTTGCTACGGCGTTTTGTTGATTGACTATAAAACGACATCGACAACGCTGGATTTATGCTATATCGCAGTCACAAACAACTATACGGGCAGCTTGCCGTATTTGACTGCGCTGATAGCGTTATTGCAGGCGGCTACTGCTACGGTGCTGTCTTTTGCCCTGAACAAAAGCAAGGCAGAAAACACGGCGGGCGGTATCGTGTACGAAACCACACTGAAACGGGACTGTTAAAAGGAGGAAAACACATGAACGAAATCATTCTGAAACGAATCGGCGCGCTTTTGAGCGTCAAAAGCATTGTGACGCTTGCGCTGACGGCGGTATTCGCGTACTTAGCCGTTACGAAGCAGATCAGTCAGGAATTCATGGTCGTTTATACGGTCGTGATTGCGTTCTACTTCGGCACGCAGACGCAGAAGATCAGCGACGCAGTAGAAAGCAAGGGGGCGCAATAATGCCCCTGACAGTTGAACAGCGGCTTATCAGCCGCAATTTCAGGCGATGCACGGGGCGGCGGAAAATTGAATACATCGTGATTCATTATTTCGGTTCGCTCGGTACGGCGGCAGCAGTTGCAAACTATTTCAATACGCCGGGTATTCAGGCATCCGCGCATTATTGCTTAGACGAAGGAAGCACCGTATATCAGTGCGTCGAGGACAACAATATTGCTTGGCATTGCGGCACATCCGGCGCATACGTTCACCCGCGATGCAGGAATGAAAACAGTATCGGCATTGAAGTCAGACCTTATAAGCTGGACAAATCTACGGCGCGTTCCGCAGCGCCCGCAGATTGGTATTTCCCGCCGGAGATCGTGGACAACCTTGTTGTATTCACACAAATGCTGATGCAGAAATACAACGTCCCGCTTGAAAACGTCGTGCGGCATTACGACGTTACGGGGAAATGGTGTCCGCGTCCGTGGATGGGCGACGATACGAACACCTATTACGGCACGTCCGGCAATGAACAATGGAAGAAATTCAAGGAACGGTTATCCGGGGAGGAATTGGACATGAACATTGAAGAAGCACGGAAACAGTTGACCTCTTGCGCCGACACGGGCGACACGCCATCCGCATGGGCGCGCGACGCGGCGGAATTCTGCAAGCGAAAGGGCATTTTCAACGGCGACGGCGCGGGCAATTATGGGTGGCAGCAGCCCATTACGCGCGAAGCCGTCGCGCAGATTCTTTACAACGCTTTTGAAAGCGCGGGTATGCTTGACGCTATCCCGGACAAAAAATAATTTGAGCGGGCGGGGTTTGATTCCCCGCCCGCTCTTTTCGTTTTCGTTACGCCTGTTTGCGGAACTCGCAGTTGATTTTCATGCCGTAGTTGATCGAATGCCCCTCGTCATCCGTTCCGCCGCCGTAGACTTCGGCAGAAGTCACGCCGACAAAATCGCTCCAACGCCGCACGAAAAACGGCACGTCATCTTTGCTGATATTGCCGACCTGATGACCTTCGGCAAATACGGAAAACGCCGGTTCGCCCTGATATTCCCCGCGTTCAATCGTAATGTCAACGCCCTCGTCGCTGTTAAAGGGCGCGTCCCCGAAATGCAGCTTGCGCAAAAGCGTTTGACGGCTTTTCCCGTCCTCGTTTTTGAACGTCACGCCGACAACCTTGAATTTCAACGTTTCCCGCGCTGCCCGCTCTGCGCGCCACGCTTCCAGACGCGCCGCATCTTCTCGTTCTTTTGCTTCCCGGCGGACGGCAGCAGCCGCAGCCGCGTCCCGCTTTAGCTTGTTTTTCTTCCAGACCCGATAAATCCATACACAAATGCCGATGGGATAGAAGATCACAAGAAGAACGATTTGCCACGTTTTCAGTTTTTTCATGGTATGAGTAGCCCTCCTGATATTTTTCGGTCGTGCTGACCTTTAACACAATTATCATTCATCCGCGTGTTAAAGTCAAGAATAATGCAGATCATTAGCACAAGGAGGGCGGCGCGCAGCGCATGAAGATATACGATTACAACGGGAAAAAGAATATCTGCGGTGAACGCATCCGGGAAGCGCGGCTGAAACAGCGGCTATCACAATCAGACCTCGCGGCGCGCGTTCAGGTCGAGGGCGTGATAATGGAGCGCGATTCGATCAGCCGCGTTGAGATCGGGACGCGGTTTGTTCCTGACTATGAAATACCGATATTCGCAAAAGTCCTCGGCGTGTCTGTTTTGTGGCTTTTGGGCATTGAGTAACCCCGGCGGGATTTTTCCCCGTCGGGGTAAATTTTTTTACATTTTTTCAAAAAGCTATTGACATACACGTACGTGTATAGTATAATAAGAATCAGAAAGGGGGGATAAAAACATTGAGCAAGAAACCGCATAAGAAAAGCGGCAATAAGAAAGACCAGCAGGCAAGCACAATCAATCTTATTACCGCAATCGTCAATCTTGTCATTGCAATTCTGCTTTTGATAGAAAAGCTGACAAGGTAACGGGCAGGGGGAGAAATCCCCCTCGCCCATAGAATAACATGAACGCGGCTCAATGTCAAATCACTATGGATACGGTCATTTATATTTTATGCGGAATTAGTATCATCATGTCAGTGTGTGCAATTATTATATCGCTGAAACGGAGGCGGTAACATGGAAGAAAAGAGCAAGTACGCCGCACAGCAGCGGTACAATCGCAAAAACTACGTGCGTTTCCCGCTGGATTTGAAGCCGGATGTTTTAGAAGAATTCCGGCGGGTCTGCGCGGAGAATGGGACAAATCCCACAGCGGAAATCAAAAAATTCATTGCCGGATACTGCGAAAGCGGCGGAAAACAATGACAGCGGCAAGGGGCGGGAAACCGCCCCTTTTTGCTATGTATGGAGGGTATGACATGGGCGAACAATACAAGCAGTTGCAGTTTCGGGACAGACTGAAAATTGAAGCGCGTCTGAATATCGGATACAAGCCGAAGCAGATTGCCGCAGACCTCGGCGTACACGTCAGCACGATCTATCGGGAAGTGAAGCGCGGGACGTACACGCACATGAATTCAGACCTGACAACGGATATTCGGTACAGCCCTGAAATTGCAGAGGCACGTTATCAAGAAAGCCTGTCAGCAAAGGGCGCGCCGCTGAAAATCGGCAAGAATCATGCCGTCGCCGCGTTCATCGAAGATAAAATAATAAACGACGATTATTCCCCGGCGGCGGTCTGCGCGCTTCTGCATCGGGAAGAATTTGCGCATTTCGGTATGACGTTCTGCCGCGCCACGCTTTACAAGTACATTGACGAGGGCGTATTTCTGGAACTGACCAACGCCGACCTCCCGGAAAAGGGTGAACGGAAAAAGGAATACAAGAAAGTCCGCCCGCGTCAGAAGCGGGAAAGCCGGGGAACGCCGATTGACGAACGCCCGGAGATCATCAACGAACGCAAAGAACCGGGGCATTGGGAAATGGATACCGTTGTAGGAAAGAAAAAGACAAAGGCACGCTTGCTTGTGCTGTCTGAGCGGGTGACACGCCGCGAGATCATCATACGCATAAAAGACGGCAGAGCGGAAACCGTCGTGCAGGCGCTTGACCGGCTGGAACGGATTTACGGCGCGGCGTTCTATACGGTATTCAAGTCGATCACGGTTGACAACGGTTCGGAATTTGCGGATGCGGACGGAATCGCACGCAGCGCGATCAACGCCGAAGAAAAACGCACGGCGTTGTATTATTGTCATGCGTACTGCTCTTGCGAACGCGGAACGAACGAAAACATAAACCGCATGATTCGGCGGCGCTTCCCGAAAGGCACGGACTTTGAAACCGTCACGGACGCAGATGTTGCCCGTGTGGAAGATTGGATAAACAACTACCCACGCGAAATACTCGGCTTCCAGTCATCCGCGCAGATGTTCAGCGCCGCGTTCGCCGCCGCTGCATAGCCCCTGAAATGCACCTTGACAACGCCTTTTTGCCGAGGTAAAAAGGTATCATAAAAATATTTCTACTTTTTTCGCATTAAATACTTGACATTTGCGGTCCTTCCTGTTTTTACAGGCGAAAACCGGAAACACGAAAAGCGAAGCTGCGCACCCGGCGCAGCTTCGCGGAAGGAAACGCCCTTATTGCCGATAAAGTTCCGGACGGCGGCTTTGCAGCAGCGGAAGCTGAGCCCGGATTCGGGCTGTCTCGTCCAGATCGAGCGTAACAACACGTTCACATGCCTCGCCGGTCAGTTCCGTCAGAATCCGTCCCCATGGGTCTACCGCCATGGAATGGCCGTAATAGGGATACGGGCCATCCGGCGCAGCCGCAGGCGCACAAGCGCAGAGAAACACCTGATTGTCCAGCGCGCGGCTGCGGCAGTTGATCTCCCAATGCGCCGGTCCTGTGGTCGAGTTGAACGCTGCTGGAACCAGCACCAGCTGCGCGCCGCGGTCAGCAAGCGCACGGAATTGCTCCGGAAAGCGAAGATCGAAGCAGATGGCAAGGCCGATCTTCCCGAAGGGAGATTCCACAACCCGCAGCTGCTCGCCGGGTGTAAAAACGCTGCTTTCCTGTATGCACAGTCCGCCCGGCAGTGAGACGTCAAACAGATGACATTTCCGGTAGCATGCAAGTTCCTCGCCTGCAGGGGAGAAGAAAAAGCTGGTGTTATAGATGCGGCCCTGTGCATCAAGTTCCGGCATACTGCCGCCCAGAAGATACACACCTGCCTGACACGCCAGCGCGCGCAGATGCTTCCAGATTTCGCCGCCGCGCGGCTGCGCACAGGCCCGAAGCCGCTCCAGCTGATACAGACAGCAGAACATTTCCGGCAGCAGAACCAGCTGCGCACCCTGCCCGGCGCAAGCAAGAACCGCGCGCTGCGCCTGCCGGAGATTCTCCTCCATATCCGGCCCAATGCGATGTTGGGCAAGTCCGATACGCACGTTCATCGGCCGTCTAATTCCGGCTGCTGCCTGCGCAGATACTCCACAACGCCGCCGGCCTCCAGCAGTTCTGCCGGATAGCCTCTGAGCGGCTTCAGGGCAAGGCATTCGCCGGCCGTAAGGTTGGTCACAAGGCTGCGCTCGGTATCAATCTGCAATTTAATCCGAATCGCTCCACCGCTGCATTAAATTGCAGCAGTTCATATCGGTCGAAGCTCTCCAACTGCTTTCCGAGCCAATCCAGTTCATCCACGTTTGCCATCGTGTTTGTCATTCTGAGCAGAGCAGGGCAGTCAGGGGCGCGAATGCTTTCGATGCAGCAGTCCTGCTTTCTTACGTCACCAATTTGGAGATTCTGCAAAGCGAGGATCACATTTTCATAGCGTTCCTCTGGGATTGGAAACGTGACTGCCAGCGCCCCTAACTTCGGCTGACTGTGGCTTTTCAGTTTTGCTTCAAACACGTTTTTCACCTCGCTTTTCAATTTTCTGCATATCCGTGAAGGTACACTCACCGTTGCTGCGCCAGCAAACGAGTGCCAACCGCATATACGGACACTGGCCCTCGTGCGGATACCAGCTGCACTGTATCGTTGGCGGCGGATCTGGGTGCGACCGCAGCGGCGGCGCGTGGAAGCGCGGCTTCCAATATTCTTCTTGTCTGTGCTTCATAAAAACCTCCTGAACGCAAAAAAGCCGGGACTTCCAAACGAAATCCCGGCTTTTTGCAAAATATTACATTGTCTGTTCAAACGTGGGCTGTTGTTCCCGCGCAGGCTCTGGAAGAAGCTGCCCGATCTGTTCCTGCGCGCTGCGCAGCAGCTTTTCCTCCGCATACGAGAGCGTTGCATCGTCCTCCAACGAAAACGCACAGGCGTTTCGGATCACGGCAAGCTGCTCGTCTGAAAAAAGGCGCTGTTGATTGACAAGCCCTGCGCGAACGGCAAAGTCCTGCTTGGCACTTTCGTAAAGCTGCATGAAATAGTGACCGGCGTGAACGCCGCGGCGGTCAAAGTCATATTCCCACGTCACAAACCGGACACCGTTTTTGCTCATCTGTCCAGCCAGCACTATGTCATCAAACTCTGCGAGGATCTTGTAGTCCTCATCCAAGTCGATTGCCTTGAGCGTCGGCGCATGCTCCATGATCCGCAGGTACTCTTTGACCTGTGCGACGGTCTGCGTGACCGTCTGAAGCTGCCGGTCTTCGTCCGCACCTCGGATATCGTCAGGGGAGAAGCGAACCGTACCATTCGCATCGACCGTGCAGAGCGGTTTTCCGTTCCACGAAGCGTGGATCAGATCGTCCGCTTCCAGCTTTGCCTCTACCTGCGCCATACGGAGCTGCCGCTCTGTTTCCCGCAGGAACTGTTCTTTCTGGCCTGCTTTTTCTTCGTTCATAGTTTCCTCCAATCTCAGCGCCCTTTTTGAGCGTCCGGGTAAACAAAAAGCGCTGGTCATTGGTTCGTGAAAACCAACAATCCAGTGCCCTTAACTTTGTGAAAGATTTTTCTTCGTTTTTTCCGGAATCTCGCCGCCGCAGCCCTCTGAAAAAGGGCGCTGCCACTGAAAATCCGCTTGAATATGGAAAAACAGAGGTTCAAATCCTGTTTGAACCTCTGCAAGCTGCGATTTCATCTATGGAGTTACCTAAGAATTTTGAGAATAAAAAATTGCCGAACACGTTGAGATGACTGGCTTTTTTGCCATTTCATCTATAGTGTTCGGCAATCATGGTGACCCGTACGGGAATCGAACCCATATTACCGCCGTGAAAGGGCGGTGTCTTAACCTTTTGACCAACGGGCCTGGTAGCGGCAATCTGACTCGAACAGATGACACTCCGGGTATGAACCGAATGCTCTACCAACTGAGCTATGCCGCCATAAATGTGCCGTATCTCACGGGCACGATGTATTATAAAGGATATTCAGAGATTTGTCAACTGCATCTTTGCGCTTTTTCTTAAATTTTTTCCGTGTTTCCGGGCGCGGACTGCGCATACTAGCTGCGGGAGGAACGAGAATGGATCTGCGGCATTTTTTCCTGCTCCTGCTTGCCGGCGGGAGCGTATATGTGTGCATCGAGCTTCTCTGGCGCGGGCGGTCGCACGGGAGCATGTTCCTCTGCGGCGGGCTGTGCACGGTGCTGATCGGGATGCTCCACGAGTGGGCGCCGGGGCTGGCGCTGACGGCGCAGATGCTGCTCGGCGCCTGCGTGATCACGGCGTCGGAGCTGCTGTTCGGCTTTCTGTTCAACCGGAGCTATGCCGTCTGGGACTACCGGGGGCTGCCGCACAACTTCCGCGGGCAGATCTGCCCGCAGTATTTCTGCGGCTGGCTCGGCATCGCGCTGCTGGCGGTCTTTCTGGACGACGGCGTGCGGTATCTGGCCTTCGGCGAGGCGATCGGGCCGTATTGCTTATTCTAATTCCCCCAAAACCCCGTCGCGGCAGAGCTCGGTGATGCGCACGGCGCGGATCTCGTTATGCAGGTCCGCGGCCTGTACATAGACCTTGACGTAATTCGTGGCATGACCGGCGTAGAGCCCGTCCTCCTCCTGCTCGAACAGGACCTGCTGCGTCGTGCCGAGCAGGGCGGTATGATACTGCGTCTCAAGCTCGGCGGCGACGGCCGCGGCCTC